TTATAAACCTAATTTGTAAAGCATAGAAGAATAGAAATAAGGAGTTACAATAGTACGGAGTAAAGGCATAGAATGTTGAAAAATGTAGATACGATATTGATTTTTTCTTTTTAAATGTAAACTACATTTTAAATCATAACGTATAACTAAAACATTCATTATTCGCACAATATCAACTAATGAAAAAGAGTCAGTACAAAGGGTTAGACCGTAAGACTTAGCAGCTCCATCTCCCATTATAAAATGAGCCAAAGCAGGAGGAGTTAAAAGTTCATAAATATTATGAGGAACTATTTTTACTTTATCAACGTAAAAGAGAGAATAAATTTCAGTAAAACAAGGAAGCGCTCTAGTAAAAAACTCTAAAGCATAATATCGTTTACTAGATCTGATACCGGACACTAAATTAGGGTAACTTGAGCAATAATGAGATAAAATAGAAAATACAAATCAAACATAAGCAGAATGATCTAAGGATTGTTTAAAAAATAAATTCACATTTTTTCTTTGTGAACAACCAAATCAACCATCAGATAAAAGTAATCCTATTGTAACACTATGTTGAAATGAAGGTAATTTTATCATGTCTCGCTCTTCTTTAGATATATTTCTAATACCTAAAGAAGAAGGTAAAATTTTACCTCAAACTTCTAAGGCTAAACACGTAGAACTATTTAAGTTTTGATATAAATAAAATTGGCCTTTTTCAGTTGTAGTAAGCACACCTTTATTAATTACACGACGAATGTGCCTGATATTCTTTTTTTGACTTATTTCAATATCAGACAAATGTGCACATCTATTTGGTGTAAGCTCCCTAGCTGCTTGCTCAACACTCTCAAATATAAACACTACTGTAGAATTGTCCTTAGAGTAAGCATACAATTTTCCCTTTTGAAGATTTTGAAAAGAAATTATTGGGACTACACAAAAAACATAAGCTCAATCCATACCTTCCAGGGTTAGGTTTAACTGAGTTAAACCCAAATTGAAAGCTAAGCAACGTAAAGCAAAAGGAACGCCATCATAAGAAATAAAAAAATCCAAATGAACGCCAATAAAATTAATCCCGAATAATATTAATAATATATCTACCTCGATAGGGTTTGGTTATATTATTTTGTTCACGCCTAAGTATAGTTTTTATATCTGAATTTAAAGCTGCAGCTGTAACCCTAATAGAATCATAAGTAATTGTTTCATTTGTATCTAGATCAGTAACTTGTACTTGAAAACCAGGAACTGGAACATGTTTTCTATTTAGAGCAATTATGCTCAATTTCATCTTGGTATCTTCACTTGTTGTACGACCAAATGATGAACCAGCTTTTGGACATATATTATAGTCTGGTTTAAAAAGGTTAATATAATAATCCTCCGTTTCAATACATTGATCGGGATCACAATGCTCCAGAATTTCTAATATAAAATTTTCATAACCATTCTTAAGCAATGAAGAATATATTTTAGATTTACATCTTAAAGTTTCACTTCTTAAGTAGTTAACTGAAAAATAGTATTTGAATCTTTTTTTAAGATCCACTGACGAGCCAACATAAACAGAACCATTTATTTTATTTTTAAAACAGTAAACTCCAGATTTTCCTTTGTTATCGGAATAAATTTTAGCTTTATCCTTTTCTAAATTAGAATAAATAAATATGAATAACATCGAATCGTTAAGTTCTGGGGTTAGGTTTAACAAAGTTAAACCCAAATTAAAAGCAAAAGAAATTAAGCAACATACAAAAGCAAGAACGCCATCATTACGCATGTCACCTGTTCGGCCTAAGATTGAACTTATTTGGAAATTAAAGGATTCATTTAAGTCCACTGCAGAATGCTCTCTCCGTAGATATTGATTATATATTCAATCTTTTACGGCCTTAGCTAAGGCTGTACCCCACTCTTTCAAATGGGGGCTAGAGTACACCTTCCATAAACCCACACTGAATGCAGTTAGGAAATTATGTATAACCATCTACTCGTTGCGCTTTTACAACTCTTCTTACGGAGAGTGATTTAGTTCCGCGATTGTCCATTTAACTTTCGTTAAATCTTAAACCTTATTACTATACATTATTGATTAGATAATCCACCAAACTATTTTGTCGATTTGGCTTAGTAGTTTAAGCTTTAGGAGGTTCCCGGAATTTGGTTATGTCGAAAAGGGGTCATAAACCCTTCTCTTCGCTCAAGCAGTCCTTGCTAAAGGGACTTTCAAGCAAATACTAAGACTGTTATCATAAGGTTGTTTATCCTTATTTCAATGATTTGAATCATTGTCCAGACTATGTCTTCAAACTATTAATCCTTAGGAATTAATAACTTGCTGGGCGCTCGTGGAAGGATTATTGTTAGTATACTCACCTTCTAGTCGTTGAACATCCTTTTCCCTTATAGTTAGAAAACTATTAAACTAGAAAAAGTTTTGCTGCAAGTTAACAAATAGTCTTCTTGCAATTCACCCAATTTATACAGAGCTATTTTTTTTTTGTTTAACCCTGTAGCCTCAGCAAAAGCGAATCCAAGAATAGCATAACTAAATAACTGCCCTCTTAAACTTGGATTTCTAGCCACACCTAATATTAATGCACCGAATACTACACCAATTCCTACACCTGCCCCTATTAAACCTGTTGTTGCAAGTCCAGTTCCTATAATTTTTGAAGCTTGAATCATAACAAAAAAAAATGTTGTTATTGCAGTATTTCCTGCTTAATTTGAAGACACCTGATGATTTTTTACATTATTTAAATTATATTATAACCACACCTAATAAAAGGTCAATTTGACAAATAATTTAAAATAGGTTACTTTTAGAAAAGAATGAAATAATATATAAAAGATTATTTATGCTTTACCCCCCCCCTTTTTAAACCCGAATTTGTTGATCTTAATAAATGTATGTATGTTTTCATCTATAATGTATTACTTAAGAATAAAATTAATAAAAATGGTGAGAAAGACTTTGAAGATAAAGTAAATGAGGAAAAAAAGAATTATTACTTTTTAAAAATATATCTACCTTTATAAGGCTTCTGTTGATTTTGTCTAAAATACATAACAATACTTATTCGTAATATGTTTAAGGCTCTTGCAGCTTCAGACATTGAATTATAAGAAGTCGTAGTATTATTTTTAATATCAGTAACTTCTATTTGTTGAGAGGGTCTACCAGATCCTTCTGTTTTTGGTTGTCCTGGCTTATAACGACCAGAATTATCCATTTTCTTAGCAGCATCAGACATTATTTGTTTAGATTCATCAGAGTGTTTACGACCAGACATTGGAGCACTTGGATTTAAGGATATATTATACTCTGGATTGAATTTTTTTTGATAAAAACCCTCCCTTTCTAGACATTTAGAAGGTTCACAGTACTCCAGAATTGTAAAAGAAAAATTAGAATGACCGTGCTTTAATATTGCATTATATATATGGCTTTTACTATTTTTTAATGAATTTATAATAGCCTTAAAAGAGTAATAAAATGCTAGCCTATTTGGCAAGTTAACTGCACTCCCGATATAGCATTTATCATTTGTTAAATTTTTCCACATATAAATACCTGCTTTATTTTGATTATCAGAAAGAATTTGAGCTTTATCAGCCTCTGCATTAGGATAAATTTTTGCTGGAATGAAAGGCGTTAACTGAGGCATAAAAAAATATGAGAAGTTTTTTGTTAAAAAAAAGGCATAGCTATTATATCAAATATTTAATTAGAAGGAGAGAAAAAAAGCAAAAGTAAAGCTAGAATCGATAAGGAGAGGGAATTGGGTATGTTTAAAAACGATTTTAATAATGACAATATATCTTCACATGAAAATTCAATAAAAATTGAAAAAGTAGTAGAAGAGAAAGGAAATGAGGTTAATTAGTTTGTACTAATAACAGTGGATATATTAATTCTTCATCCTTATATGAAGAGTTATATTGGGAATTATATAATGAAGGATAAATTTAGAAGTAGGAATGAGTTATGATGAAGATAAAAACAGAGAAAACAAAAAATAGGAGTTTTTACCTGATATATTGAAAAAAAAAAATGGGAAAGTTGCTAAATATAAAGCAGAAAAAACAATGGCTACGAATTTGAGGAATTTTATAATGGTATTAATAAATATGTAGAGTTTATTTTAATTTAAAATTAAGACCAAAACTATTTTGCTATTCATTATATTTTATAGTTAATAATTCTTTAAAAACAATGGAGAACGGTAATGAAATTATTTATTATAGATGTATTGGTTAGAAGAATTTAGAGAGCATTAACTAATGATAGTGGTTATAAAATGGCTAGGGAGGGTGGCCCCTTTGGGGCCCTTTTTTTAAAAGGACATTGGGCGTAGCCGCCGCCGCCACAAAGCATGCGAAACTTGGCTTGCCTAGCCTAAAGGAAGCATGAACCAAAAGCATGAAAAATACAGGAAGAGGGGGGAGAGGCTGTGGGTATATTATTTGGTTAAAGTAATATTAGCCAATGAAATTAACAGCATATTTTAATAATAAATATCCTCTCCCCGAAGGGAGCGGGACATTATTCTAGTTTAACACTGAAAACGTAACTATTAGGTTAAGAATCATGAACTCTTATAGTATTCATCCCACTCTTAATCCCTTTAATATGCTCTAGTCCATAATTTGTTAAATGAAGCTTATACTCTATTAACAAACTAACTTGCACAAAACTCTCAAAGTCCAATCTTTTAACACCTTGTAGTGAATATTAAAAAAAAAGGAATAACAATGTTTATAATATCTTTTAATTTAGTAACAAACAAAAAGTTTTTAGAATCTACTTGAAAAGTTCCACAGCCTAAATATTAAATTTTGGGTCTCGGTACAAGAATTATGTAAGAGAAAGATTCCTTTAATGCTTCAATTAAACCGTTATTTATAGAGACTAGAATATTAAGTATTTTTAGAGGCTGGCTACCCAACGAAGCATCTCTTCAATCATAAGATGCTATTTTTTTTTTATAACATCTCAACAATTTATTTAAATAGTAAAAAATTCTGAGGCTCATGCTCCCTTTAGGCAAGCCTACCTAGTTTTTGAGTTAATAATGGAGGGCTGAAGCTTCGCTAGCCACTTTTCAGAATGTGGTATTATTACATTAGTTAAAGCCTCCATTGATGTAACTTGCAACTGAATTATATTTAAATATTTTACCTACTCTAATCATGTTAGATCCTTTTCATATAAATTAATTTGAAAAAACTCCCCCTTGATATAATTTTGATTTTTTTTTTACGTATTTAATGAACATAAAATAATCTGACAATCTAGCAAAGAAATCCATAGCACTTCTGACGTATTGATTTCCATAAATAGATACCTCTTTTTTAACAAAGGAACGAAATTAGGATTTAGTTTATCCTTTTTATTAAAACTAGAAATACCTAATATTGAAAAACATGACCACTACCTAACTTGGACTTAATGACAAGAAATCAAAAGCATAACATAAAAACAAAAATAAATCCTGCCGCAGCCTTACGCGCTGCGCGCTAGAGGTCAGAATTTAATTAATAGATTTCGGAGGGTATAAATCCTACTTGGGTTAGGTTTACCTTATCGATAAACCCAGAAAGGAAGCATGGAAAGAAAAGCGCCAATGTCACCAATGAAACCACCGCCAAAAGTATCTTAAGTACTTAATGTATAAATTAAAATATAAATTATTAAGCCTATTAAAATATATAGAGCATAAGATGTAATAACACCTGTATCCAATTTAGCAATATTTTTACTTAAATTAAGCAATCCTTTTTCTAATCCAAAAGGTCCTATTAATTCAATACCTCCTTTATCAATAATTTTAGTTGTTTGTCCACCTAACTTCAATACAAAGGCAGTAATGTACTTATTATAAAATAATTCTACTAAGAATCGTTGGTTAAAGAATCCCCAAATATTATATCCAAATCTAGTGAATTTAAATGCTAATAGTAAATTAGGGTAAAATTCAGATAAAACCAGAGCTAACACAGAAAAGAATATAGTAGAAATAAAAGGTAATAATTTAAAAATAGTAAGCACTGCAAATTCAGTGGCAATCATAATTTCATGTGAAGGATGAATAAATAAACTGTTATCAGCAAAAAATGAAGAACCAAGTCCAATGTAAATATCTTTAGTAATATATCCAAAGAATATAGAGAAAACAGCTAAGATAATTAAAGGTAAAGTCATAAAAATGTCACCCTCATGAACTTGTTTATAATTTATTAAAGGTCCATGTGGATTAGCTAGGAAAGTTAAATATAAAACTTTAACCGAATATAATGTAGTAAAGATTGCACCAATAGTAGCAATAAAATATACTACAATGCTAGAAAAATAAAATTGACCAAAAGCAGATTCTAGAATAAAATCTTTAGAGTAGAATCCAGTCATGAACGGAAAAGCAACTAAACTAAGTGAAGCTATTAACATAACTGAATAACTTAAAGGTAAAAATACTCGTAACCCTCCATATTTTCTAAACGGTTATTTATTTAATTTCTTAATTAAATTATTATTCATTATAATACTTGGTTTATTTAGTTTTTTATTTTTATTATTAAGATTAAGGAGTTCATTTGTTTAATTTATCTTTTAAACCTTTTATTTTATCTATTTTTTCTTGTGTTAATTGTTCTTTATTTTTAAGTAATTTTAATATTTCACACCATATAGAAAAATTATATGCTTTAAACCCTTGTAGAGGATAATTATTAAAATGAACTATTAAACTATTAAAGTTAGCTAATTTAAACACTTTCCATTCCGCAAAATTATATTTTGGTGATTCATAAACTGATCCTATTTCTTCAAAAAATTTATTAATTTTAATTAATAAAAATTTTTCTCTATCATTTAACCCTACACTAGCCCATGGTCTCATTTTATTAGTTTTTTTATCTATACTTACATAAAATGATCCATCAGCTTCTATAAATGCTGTAACTCAGAAAGGATTTAATGCTATATCATTAACTATTACTGAAGGTTTTTCTATAGGAGTTACTTTAGGGAATGATAATTTTAATTTATCTGATTCTCCAAAATTCATAGCAGCTTTAATAGATATAATTTGTTCTAAACCCTCCTGAGTTAAATGTTTTTTACTTAACATTAAATTTATACATTCTTTTCATAGTGTAAAATCTATTTGTTTAGCACTTTGTAATGGGTAATTATTAAAATGTTTAAGTATTACATTAGTTATATCTTTAAGACCATAAATTGCAAATCTTGCTACAGATTTTTTTGAAGTTATTAAACCTATACCTCCAAAAAAAGCTTGAACTTTATATAATAAATCTATATCTTTTATATTAACTTCAATTATAAATCTAGCTTGAACTTGTCATCCTATAGAATTACTAGAACTTTTTGCAACTCAGATGTTAAAACATCCCTCACCATTTATAAATCCTGTAACAAATAATGGGTTTAATTGATGGTTATTTTTATTTATTAAACTATAATATCTATAATTAGTTATAAATCCCCTCTTAAGCCCATATTGGAGATTGGTAAAGAAATATATACTAGTTTTTTGAATAAGAAAGCTAATAAATAAGAAAAACCCTAAAATTAATATAAAATAATCATAACTTAGATTATAGTACATAGTTGGCATAAGTAAATAAATTACTTATAAAAATAACAGTAATAAATAAAAAAGTACTAATTTTTGAATATAATTTAATTTTTGTAAAATTTAACAAAATTATCCTCACAACTTGATATTATCTCATCGCATTGAAACTATATTTAATCCTCTTATATATAGAGAAATATATAGAATATAGTTGTTCAAACTTTCGTTTGGGGCCAGACTCTATCTTAATTCTACTCTTATGAGAATCTTACTCAATTTAAATAATAGGTTCGTAACACCTGAGTAGACACTACTACCGTATAGTCGTTGCGCTTTTATCCTTAAAAATTCTGTGAACACAGAAAAAATTAGGAACTTAGTTCCGCGAAGATCCATTGCTCTTTCGATTATCTTAAATATTGTTACATCGGATAAAATCCATAGAGAAATGATTAATAACTCGTATTTTCAAAAGTTACCTTTTTACTCACTGTAATTTAAGCTTTAGGAATTGCCCGGAGTTTGATAGTATTAGATCTAAAAAACATTTGATCTTGGTTATCACTAACAGCATGAATTACAGCACCTGCACCAAGGAAAAGAAGAGCTTTGTAGACACTTCATAAGATACAAAAAGAATAACTATTATAGTGCTCTGTTTGTTTTCATTTCCTCGCCCCTGGAGAAGAGCGAAATAAGTTAGAGGATTCGGAAATCGAAAACTAAAGCGGCTAAATTTAAAAAGATAAAATAAGAGAGGTCCTTAAAATTTAGAAGGATTATTTATCAATTGGATTATGATAAAAGGTATAGAGCTTTTGAAGATACACACGTCGCGCATCAAAAAAAAAAGTCTTAGGAGATTAAGGACCATTGCAACCCCTGCTTAAAAAAGGCTTCCGATTTTTAACTAGAATGAAAAGCAAAAGGAGAAAGACGGGTGGATAAATTAAGCACCACGCTAAAAATAATTAGAGGCTCTGTTTAATTTTTGTTTTTTTAGCACTTATTTTTTAAATAAAAAGTCTGAACAATTGAGGAACTAATCAATAATTAATCTACCTTTCTGAAAAAATATCTACCTCTATAAGGCTTCTTTTGGTTTTGAGCAAAAAAATTGGCGATTGTAGTATGTCTAGGAAGATTTAAGACTCTTGCAGCTTCACTAATAGAATCATAATTAATAGTAGTATTTTCTTGTAAATCAGTAACTTCTATTTTTTGAGGAGGGCTTCCTGCTCCTTCAGCTCTTGGCTTACCAAACCGAGGATTTTTCTTCCCTGTGCGATCAATTGACATCTTTTTGCGAACTTCCTCAGAATGGGTTAGGCCAGACATTGGAGCACTGGCATTTTGCGATGTATTATACTCTGGATTTAAGAGTTTTAAATAATAATCCTCTCTTTTCAGACATTTTTGAGCTTCACAATACTCAAGAATGTCTAACGAAAATTTAGCATAACCATGTTTAAGTAAAGCACGGCAAATATACATGTTATTAGCATAAAGTAAATGGTTAACATTAAAATACTTAGAAAATCTATGGCGTAAATCCACTGAACTACCTACATAGCATTTACCATTTGTTAAATTTTTCCACATATATATCCCTGATTTATTTTTATTTTCTAATAATATTTTAGCTTTCATGGCGTCTGAATTACTATAGGATTTTTCTGGAACTGGGGGATAAGGATTGTTTTTATTGTTTTTTCTCATTTTATATTTTTTATATAATTTTATTTTTTTACCCCTGATACGACCTCAGCCTCAAGCCAGCCTTCCGCTTTTTGTTTTTACTGGCGGAGCCAAGAAAAAAAACAGACCAGCGAAGCACTAAAAATTTGATTTAATAATTCAAATTCCCAAAAGCCTTACCTATTAAGGGCAAATGGTGGAGATAGTATCAGAGGATATTTTACATTTAAGATAATAGTTTAAATTAAAAGGGTCTTCCCAAAATAAAGGATGAGCCGCTAGTTTCGTTTAATAATCTATCATTAAATAAACTTAATATTTATGATATGGGGTAATATTGTTATATAATCCTTAAATTGCTTAACTTAATTTTTTTTTATTAACTAAATCAAAATATAAAATGACCTGCATAATTTAACAATATCCTTATTCAAATAATTGGAGACTAAGGTAATGTATATATGAGGAATTTTAAAACTGATTGTTCCAAATTTAATTGGCATATGAATCCTTCTTTGGCTATTGCTTCAGTATAAAATTTAATAAATACATCTTGATTAATATATCGTATTCCACCCTTTGAGACAGTATTATTTTCTCTATGTCGTCGAACTGTACCACGATTACCAACTTGTGAGTTGTTGGCATAGTATTGAACCATACCGTTTTTTGTATTAACAGCAAAAAACCGGAAGCTTTTTTAATTAAATTTGGTAAATATTCGGGATGTCTAGCAAAATAAAAATGACCTAGTTCTGTAGGAGAACCGTTTGGCCTTTCTATATTTAAATATCTACCTATCCTATTATTAAGATAAAAATGTTGTTGTTTCACAGACAAATTTTCTAACTCATCTGAACTAGGATTTAAAACTTTTATTTACTCCCCGGGGGGGAAGAGAAAACAAAATTGAAAACTTTACCTGTATCTAGGTTCCGACGTATGGACGCACAGGCAATATTTAAGGTTCTTGCTGCTTCACTAATAGATTTAAAAGTAGTTTTTTGATTATTCTCTTGATCCAATACTTCTATTTTTAGAGAGGGTGATCCAGCTCCTTCAGGTCTTGGTTGACCCAATTTAGCATCAGATATTTTTTTTTAGTTTCCTCTGTAAGATTCTTTCCTTTTCTTAACCTCCGACATTATTTTTTTAGTTTTATCAGAATGTTTAGAACCTATCCTGCTATCCGATATCTTCTGACGAGATTCATCGGAATGTTTATAACCTATTAAAGCATCTGATATTTTTTTTTTCGACTTTCATCCGAATGTTTACGACCAGAAAATAAAGCAGTAGGATCAAGGGCGATATTATACTTATTCTTTTCTTTAAATAGATCAAAATAATATTTCTCTCTTTCTAAACATTTTTCAGGCTCACAGTACTCAAGAATTTCTAAAGAAAATTTAGAATAACCGTATTTAAGTAGAGCACTACAGATATATAAGGATTTATTACGCATTAAATGATTTACATTAAAATATTCTCTGAATCTTTTCTTCAGATTTTCTGAAGAACCTATATATTTTTTACCATCAACTATATTAATTCAAAGATAAACACCTGCTTTATTTTTATTGTCGTCAAGAATTTGCATTTTGTCAATATCAGCATTTTCATAAATATTTTCTGGAATATAATTATTTTCTTCTTTCTTAGTAGAATAATATCTTCTTTGGGTTAGATTTAACTTTTTATTAAACCCCCCCCCTTTGGGACTCCTACATGATAAAGCAGAACCAATACCATATTTATCAATATTTTTGTGCTTAAAACAATAAAGACCTGAACAATCTCCATCTACTACTTTTTGACTACCTAAAGGTAATTCAAAAACATTAATAGGATTTATAATTTTTAATGTTAACTCCATGTTATACCTAAATACTAGATTAGATGCCTTACTTAAATAATCAAATAAGAAATTATCACCTTTGAACTTAGAGCTATGCAGGCGTATCTACAGGTAATAAATTAAGCATATTAATTAAATCATGCGAGGCTTTTATTCCTTTTGGTGTTAAAAATAAAGGTAAACCTAATCTGTTTTGTTCAAAAATATTCTGTATAATATTACTTAACAATAAACCACCTCTAGTATTATCTTTCAATATTGTAGAAAATGATGGATGAATGTCTAATTTATTTGTATTTTCAGATAATATTTGAGCTTTACATGTGTCTGAATTAGGACACAATTTTACTGGAACTAAAGGAACAATCGAATTATTATTTTTCTTGTGTGAAGCAAAAGAAGCGCAAAGTATTTTTTTTTGTTTGTTTTTCATTGTTTTTTGTTTAATTAATGTTATTATACGCTACCATACCTGCGTTTTTAGACTATGTCTGGGAGATTCCATATCCTCTAGATTACCTATTTCCCTAGCTAATTGACATCGTCTAAGTATGTCACAATCTCTTGTGACTTATACGTCTAGATAATCATAGTGGACCTCACTAGAGGATCGATCTTTTGCATCAGTACTTTAGGATCTTTTGAAAGAGGGTCACCGGATGTTTTGGCCCATATTATGCTTTTTTACCTTTTCCAATCAGCCAATATTGTTAAATATGACCTAATTTTGGTTATTAAGATGTTTTTCCTTTCTATTTTAAATCTATTTACTTTTAGAAAGATATTTATGAATAGAAAGCATGATTAAAAAAAAAATTGATGACTCCTATCTTTTTTCTACAATATTTTACCAGTATTATCTCTTATCCCTGCAATTTACTATAATCTCCAGTTTACAAAAATGAGATAAATAAGGCAGCGACCCTTTTTGTCAACACCATCTCTCAATGGTGATAGATCATATAATATTATTATTAATTTTTACTAATAATAATCTTGGCGTGTGATCGTTAAGGATTCTACTAAATATCATTAAATATTATTCGTTTCCTGCTGATTGTCCAATTAAATAAATATATAACTATTACTAAAATTTGTTTCTAAAAATTAAGAATTTTAGTTTTTTGGATTTCCAGCATATAACCAAGTTTTACATGCCCTCCACAAATAAAGCATGGTTGATTAAATGGAATAAAGCCACATTATATGAAGATAAACCTACAGCAATAACCATCATACCTAATTGCAATACAACCATTTAAAAATAAATGATGTAAGTTGGACCATTTCTTTATTAATCTTTATATTTTTCTCATCTATCTTTGAATTTAACTCATTCATTAAATTTGTTTATATCTTGACTTTTTCTATGTACTCTTAGTAAATAAAATTGTTTTATTAAATTAATTCTATTCATTTTTTCTGTTTTTAAAGGATACTTATTAAAATAATTATCTATTAAGTTAAATAACTCAGCTTTTCTATAAATAACAAATTTAAATGCTTCTATTTTAGGACTAAGAATATCTACTCTACCTCCATATATTGATATTAAAGGTTCTAATAAATATCTATTTTTTTGAGTTAAACCTATAAATACTTGTCCAGATCCTTCATTAAAATAAACTGATCCGTCACTATCAATAAATCCACTTAATCATCCATCATTAAAAGTTAAAGGACCAGGATATTTTAATTTTATATTGAATTTAACACATAGTTTATTCATTTGTAATAACCGTGTAGGATTTCTTATAAGTCCATTTATATCATTTATTAATAAAATTAAACCTGCTCTATGTCTTAATTTATATTTAAAAGCATTAGCATTTGAAACTTGTTTTATAGTTCCTCCGTATTTATGTTTTATTTCATAAAATGCTTTTTTATCTCTAGCATCCATAGTGATTTCACAACTATTATATCCTTTTTTAGTTAAAATAAAATATCCATCACCGTCGATTAAACCAGCTAATCATTGATTAAATGATAAATCCTTATCATTTCCTGTATTAGCATTGTTACCTGAGTTATTAACTTGAAGAGTTGTATTTTTATTTGTACTATCGGCAGGAGATAAAAGCATATCGCTAGTGCAATAATATATATTAAATATTTCTAAAAAATAAAAAATTATAACTATTATGTGATAGATTATATTATAAAATAAAATAAGTATTCAGTCAAAAATTAATGAAAAGAAAATTTTAATTAAGATAAATGCTTTTTTTGTTAAATTAATAAAATTTAATTTAACAAAGATTAATATCAAACGTATGGCCTCTGAGATTCCTACTAACTTACTTATAATTCTAATCTTTCACCTTACTGACATAGTTACATATTTAAATATGCAATAGTACAATCAATGAATGAGAGGTGAATTAAAAAGATTAAAACTAATATGGTTATTAAATAAATAACCATGAGCTTTGGTTATCTGCGAATTGATTATAATAATAACTTTGTTTAAATTATTAAATATAACCTTTATGATGAAACACTAGTAAAGTTACCTCCTGGGATCTTGGAGTGACTAGAAGCTAAAAATACAGCTTCTAAGTCAACAAGCCACCTAGTTTTATAATAGTAAAATTGTTTATAATTTATCTCATTTATTTTTGAATTTTATCCATTCATTATTTTTATCCGATGGACTGGTCTCTAAATTTTTATAATCTTTAAAAGAATAAAAATTTTTAATTAAATTAATCTTGTGGGTTTTAGCAGATCTTAGAGGATATTTTTTAAAATAATTATCTATTAAATCTAATATTTCTTTTTTTCTATAAATGGAATATTGAAACGCTTCTTTAGAACTAAGAATTTTAATTCTACCACAATATAGCCTAATAAGGGGATCTAATAGATATTTATTTTTTTGAGTAACACTTAAAACCAATTGATCTGATTGTTCATTAAAAAATATAGAACCATCACTATCCACAAACCCACTAAATCATCCATTATAGTATGTTAAAGGTTTATGGGCCTTAAATTCTATATTATATAATACACATAATTTATTTAATTGTAACATTCTTGAAGGGTTTCGAATTAAACCGTTAACGCTATTAATTAATTTTATTAAACCTTTTTTATGGTGTAATTTATATTTCAATTTTTTAGACCCAGATATGCTTCTAATAGATCCACCAAATTTATGTTTAATTTCATAAAGTGCAGATTTATCTTTTTCAGACATTATAATTTTTAAATTAGCATAACCTTTTTTAGAAACAAAAAGTAGGCCATCACCGTCTATTAAACCAGCTAATCATTCATTAAAATTTTTATCATTTAGAGCCAAATCCGACTTATTTAATTTAATTGAGTAAGGCCTATTACCCTGACACGTGTATTTAGGTAAAGCAGACATTGTTACATATGTTCTTTTTTGAGAACAATTTAATGGACTAGTTGAAATTCGCGTACAAGATTGTTCTTTATTCATTCTTCCTCTATTCATACCTAATTTTATTTGTCTAATTTGTTCAAATCCTTCTGCAGTCAAATGAACTTTGTTTTCAATTAACTTTGCAACTTTCTCAAAGTCAGAAAAATCTAACGATTTTAATACAAATATAGGGTATTTATTAAAGAAAGGAATAATTTTTATGTTAATATCACTAAATTTAGTAACAATGTAATCTCCTGCCATTTTTGAACAAATACTGTAACGTCCGCAATTAAAATAACCAATAAATTCTTTTAATAAGTCAGCATCTCTAATATGCTGTGTTACTTTAAACACTAAACCTATTCCAGTTGAATTATTGGTTAATGATACATAAAAACATCCTTCACCGTCCACAAAACCAGAAATTCAATATGGATCTTGAATTTTAGGATTAGAAATTTGAGGTCTTAAAGCAGGAACAATGTCAGTAAAAACAGTTTTTAATTCATCTGATAGACCTTTATTAAAAGAAGCTTTTAAAGACAATACTTTTTTTAAACCTTCCTTAGTTAAATGTTCTTTTCGTTTAATTAATTCAAACGTTTGTTTAAATATTTGATAATCTGATCACTTCTGTGTGATCAAAGGATAAGCGTCAAAATGTTTAATGATAACTTCAAGATCTTTTATAGAACTAACTATATATTCAATAGATCCATCTTTTCTGGTAGTAATATTCCCCCTTTGACCGAAATAATTTCTAATGTTTTCTAATAATACTTTATCTCTTGAATGTAATGTAAGCTTAAACATTAAACTTACATTATAACCTAATTTCAGGTATGATCTAGGTTGTACATTTATTAAAAAACAACTCTCAGCATCGAAAAACCCAGTTACATAAAAAGGATTTAATATATTATTAGAACATTCAGAGTTTATAGCTTCCGAACTTTCAATAGATAGATTCGTAGAGCTATTTCCATTTAAAGAAACAATATTCATTAGATAAAATAAACAATAAATAACTACTATTTTCATCTGAAGGAGTATGTGAGGTATTAAAATAATTTTCTCGCAAATAGTTTGATACCTGAATGTAATTGAATGAGTAACACACTCTTGAGCCAATTGACTCATAGTTGAATAAGCTATAACCTTTTTAATATCTTGTTGGAAAAGTCCAATAAGAGAACTTAAAATACTTGTAATAGCTCCAATTCATAAACATAATATTAAAACAGTACTGCTATATTCTATTAAAGGAGACGCCCGCATTAAAAGATATACACCTGCCGTTCATTTGCGTTGGCTACTCTTTCATTTTATCCCACTAACGAGTATGAGGGACTAAAAATAGCACACCTTAAATCTCCCTAAGGATCGGACTGTATCTTTAACTTCTTTTAATAGGCGAAAATTGAGAATTCGACATATATTTATTAACTTCTATTGCTAATAAATATATTTTATTAAAACCAACGGAGTTAGTATGTTCTTTTTTTTTTATAATATAATGTATTTTACATCATTTAGTAAAGGCAAGAGACTTTTTAGTTTTTAAATTATATCTATTTAAATAATTTATTATTAATTTTAGTTTAGTAACGTTAGAACAACTAAATATTAAACCATCTAAATCTTTATTATACTTTATATTTTTATATTTATCATTTACTAATAATTCACTAATAATGTATAAAATATAAAATTCTTTTTGTGCAATATAAAAAGTTAAGTAAGGAGTCTTATAAGTATCATGTAAAGGGTTACTATCTTTTAATCAACCAGTAAAAGAACCTACAGCATCAATAAACCCACTTAATCAACCAGTATTTAAACTTGGTTTCACTAATCTATCTATAAACAAGATATTATCAGAATATTGATAATTAAATACTTTTAATCAAGTCTTAAATTGTTTTTTTTTATTTAATGTACAGAAATTTCCATTAAATAAGGTTATTAATCTATAAAAATTATCCTTAGATGTAACATAAAATGTTCCTTTTACAGGAATAGAATCTTTTTTTGTTATTAAAACTTTACCAAACCCAAGTTGTTTTTTTATATAGTAAAGAACTTGGATATTATCTATATTTAAACTAATATCAAAATATACTTTATTTTTTAATACTACAAAAGAACCAGTTCCTTCAGTAAAACCAATAAATCATTCTAAGAATCTTTTATTTAGTTTTTTCTTGTGAAGAACTTTTTGGCTTAAATAACTATTAAAACCGAAAGTTATATCGCGTGCAGTCTCTGAGGTACCATTATTTACGCTTAATAACGTTACCTGCTGATTAACTCTTATTGACTTAAGCTCACCTAAGACAATACACAAGATTTTATTATACATCTTACAACGCAGTGCGAAGATATGTATAAACTTGATATAAAGTTTTCCCAGCAAATAGCAATATCATAATTGATTGATTCACATCAACCAACGGCAAACCCCTACGTAATTAAATAATAACTTGTAAAATAATATAAACATTAAAACTTTCTGTATGTATTCATACTGTATGCCAAATCTTTTAACTGATCCAAACCCTGTTGAGTTAGATGTCCTTTGTTTTCTATAATAGAGATACCCTTACAAAAAGACTGAAAATCTAAATATTTCGCACCATATATACGGTACTTTTCAAAAAAAGGGATAACTATTCTAGCTATATCCTTAATGTTTGCAACCGAAATATCATATCTATCTCTACCAGAAGAAGGTTTCACTATGTTTCCGCAACCCATAGTACTAATTATTCTATTTAACACCATCAAATCTCGCTCGTGCTGAGTTACACGGAATTGAGGTTGGCAAGTAAAACCTAATTTCATCCTTACCTGTTTAATAAAGTTTAAACCAAATGTTCCATCTGCCTGTACAAAACCAGCTACCCAATGGGGATTTAATAGATTTGTTTTAGGTAAGAATTCAGGTTTATTTATAGGTACTACATTGGGGTGTGCTTTTAAAACATTATCCGACAACCCTTTAGGAAAGACAGCTTTTATTGCAAGAATTTTTAGGAATCCTTCATGTGTGTAATGTACTTTCTTTAGAAGAAGATCAATTACTTCACATCATAATAGAAAATGTATAGACTTACTAGTTTCAAGTGGGTACTTCTCAAAATGTTTTCTAATAACTTGAAGAGAATTAAAGGAAGTGACTTCGTATGGATACATATTACCACTAGCACTAATTCAACCTATTCCCCCAAAGAATTCTTTTACTTTTTCTAATAATATCTTATTATGAGGGTTAATCTGTGCTCCTATAGAAAATACAGGCAATATTTTATATCCTCATTTTGAATCAATAGATTTTCTAAGACGTATTGAAAAACTTGATTCCCCATCTGAGTATCCAGTAACGAAATAAGGATCTAATGATTTATTTATACTACTTACATTTATATTATTATCTTTCGTAGTGCATACCATCGTGGCAGCATGTATTAAAGCAGAAACGGGTGTAGGCAAACACAAAAGTTGATTTTTAATATATATTGATTAAAAATACTCAGCTACTTAATAGCTGTTCGGACTATATCTTCATTTATATTTGTTTGTATAATCTAGTCAGATTATTTATATGTCTTTTTATAGTATTTAACTCTTTATCAGTTAAATGCTTTTTTTTAAATACTAATTTATATATTTTATATCAATTATTATATATTATGGATTTATTAGTTTTTAAAGGATATATCTTAAAATAACGAATTACTTTTGATAATTTAGTTGTATTTACAGCAGTTCGATACTCATTACTCTCAATTAAATGTGTTTTACCTCCTAATATTTTAGCTAAATGATTCATTGTTTCAAAACTCCCTCTTTGAGACAAAATATATTTCAATTTAACTAGATTCCCGTGTTTGGAATCTACTATTGAACAGGTAAAACAACCTATAGCATCGGTAAACCCACTTAATCAAGAAGTTGTCAAACTTGGTTTACTAGAGTTTTCAATATATAATATCTCTTGTTTGTATATTTTATTATACGCAGATAATCATAACTTAAATTCCTCTTTTCTACTTTCTAGACAAAGGTTGCCATTAAGTAATGAAATTATTTTTTCTAAACCATTTTTGTTATTTACTTTAAAGCAATGTGTTTTATTTTTTTTATCTTGAACTCTTACTGTACCGAATCCTAGTTTTTTCTTTATAAAAAACAAAATTTTAGCATCAGCACTAGATTGTGTAATTTTAAATTCTAATAATTCATATTGACCTCCAGATCTAATACAACCCAAAGAGAAACAAAAAGGGATTTTTTTTCTTTCTCCTTTTCCTTCAATAAATCCAATAAATCAGTATTTAAATATATTGTCTAATATAAATGCTTCACGTATAGTCTCTGAGGAACTTTTTAAGTAATTTCCGGCAGATTGTCCCTCATTTTGGATTTTTCCTAGCAAGAAATCTCTCTTGAGTGGACCAAAACTTTTACAAGGATGTTCCCGCATATAGTAAAGTTTAATGAAAACCCTATTTAGCATCTTTGCCTATCTCGTTTTTCTTTATACCTAATTTGTATAACATTTCTGGAATAAAGAAAGGACTTACTAATGATCTTAAATTATTAATACTTGAATTACTAATACGAATTCTCCAGCAAACATTTCCGTTGTCGCTAGTGCGTTTGTTTATGCTAGCTTTCAAATCAAATTTTTTATTCAAAATATTAACTAATATTAAAACTTCTTCTTTAGTGAAATTGTCTGTACAAAGCTTTAAACTTACATTATCCCAATATCCGTCTCCCATTATTCAATGGGCAAGACCAATGGGTTTTAATAGCTCTTCAATATTTGATGGTAAAACTTTAACAAATTTTCCATCAAATATCTTGTATCAAATTTTATGCAATTCAGTAAACATAGGTAATTGTTTAGAAGAAAATGAATATTGTGTGACCTTTTTTCCTGTTAATTCAGGATTTGGCCAAGGAGTTGGTTCTGTTAAAGTACAAATAGATGCATACACTACAAATTTTAAATATCTAAGATAAGGTAAATTTTGAACTGAAAATGTAAACTGCAATCTAGCATTTATATTTGGATATTTTTAAATATCACCTCTAGAGATATGACCATCTCCCAACATGTCGCCTACTAAAGCATCCTTAACTGTAGTAGAAATGACCCTCCTAAAATTTGTAAAATTGTTGAAACTAAGTGGAAATCATATAAGCGCCCCACCTACGCGCTTAGTTATGAGTGAGTCCCGCACCGAAGTGAAATTCACCCTCTAGGGCCATTCGTTACAGTTCATATTAGTTTTGCTACTACTTTGTTTATTTCTATACTTTTTTAAAAAAATATATACCTTTATAAAGCTTCTTTTGATTACGTAGAATATAATTAGTAATTATTTTGTGATTAGAAAGATTTAAGGCTCTAGCTGCTTCACTAATTGAATTGTAAGTAGTTGTTTTATTAGTTTTTTTATCAAACACTTCTACCTTTTGAGAGGGTTTTCCTGCTCCTTCGACTCTTGGTTTACCTTTTTTAGCTTCGGACATTATTGTTTTAGTTTCATCGCTATGAGTTTTACCATAATTAGGGTGATTTTCTCCTGTAAGAGCATCAGACATTTTTGTTTTGGTTTTATCAGAATGTTTACGCCCAGAAAATGGAGCAGTAGGATCCTTAGCTAAATTATACTCAGGATTAAATAGATCCCAATAATGTTTCTCTCTTATTAAACACTTAGAAGGTGAACAGTACTCTAGAATAATAAGAGAAAAATTAGAATAACCATGTTTAATCAGAGAATTACAAATATACATAGAATTATTTTTAAGTAAATAGTTAATATTAAAATATTCTTTGAATCTTCTGTTTAAATTTTCAGAACTTCCTATATATCGTTTACCATTTATTGAATTTTTCCACATATAAATACCTGATTTATTTTTATTATCAGATAATATTTTAGTTTTACAGGTATCTGAATTAGGATAAATTTTGTCTGGTACTGTAGGTTCAGGTAAACTTTTAGGTGAAGGAATTGATGAAGCTGGTACTTGAGATTCAGGTAAACTTGGAACTGATGAGGCTGGAGGAGCTGGAGATGATAATTCCTCTTTACTTAGAATAGAAGAACTAAAAATCCATTTATTATTAAATACTTTCTCCGTATCTAAATAATTTGCTACAGAATGGCGATTTATTCCTAAAGTTGAACCACATATTGATTTATTTTTAAACGGAGCCCCTTTTACTAAAGATAATGAATTAATATCATAAACTCAAATCTGAGGTTTTGTAGGCTTACCTTTAGGCTTGTTGTCCGGAGCTACGGTCTCCTGAGAAAAAGCTCGTTTTAGAATAAGCCCTTGAAAAGAAGTTACATTAGGTATAGTTAGTAAGAACTGGAAAATCAAAAAATAACACAGCTCCAAAGTAAAGATAATAACATGAATTGAACCTTCCCAAAGCTCACGGTGTATAAGAGGTATACCTCTGTCCCTGGACACTTTACTCCGATTACACCTGTCATATAAATAGAGCTTTCGACTGTACATTCAGCCACATTTCAGTGACCCCATGGTGACCCAGTCTGTAGCGATATGTTAAAATACCGACGGTCTTAACTACGGAACATCTTGACCGTTTTCACCTCAGTTGCTTTTAAGTCCAGAAGTGTCTGGATTCTCCATACGTACGAGATATATTTGGTTTAACCCTTGCTATACCTCTGATTAGTATGGTTCTACGGCCTAACCTTACTATAACTTTTATGAAGTTACTGTCCTTTGGTCGTTTACAACCATTTCCAAGGGGAAATTGCAAGAGGCAACCAAACGTGAAGCAAAAAAAATTTGGACTATATCTTTAAATAATAATATATACTATTTACTTTGAGTGTCTAGATTAAAAAGTAGGCTCCACAGTCAAATATAAGAAATATCTTGCTGTCGCTTGCAGATCAGATCCGCAAAAGTACGATAAATATTCGAACGCCTCTTTGCATAGATATCATTATTTCTTTTTAACCCAGGAGTTTAAAACTCAGTCTCTGAGGATCTTTTAAAGTAAATTAACCATTAGTAATTCTTCGCTCTCCCCGGGCCCCTGTTTACACAACTTTTGTCATAAAAAAAATCAAGTTAGTGTAGCGAGGCTTCGCCACTTCGCCAGGATAGAGGGAGGAGCGAAGCAAGGCAGAAAAATAAAGATGCAAAGCTTTGCATCTTTTAAATTTTGTTTAAGAGATTTTTCTTAAGGAGTTTATCAAACTGGCACTTTTTTTTAATTGTTTATAGTCTATTGATTCTAAAGCTGGTTTATTTTTGTTTTTATAAACCTCTTTTATCAAGAAGAAATCCAAACGTCCCAAACCAAAAAATTCTAACTACCAATTAATTATCATATTTTCTTGCTCTGTTCATACCAATCTTAATCTGTCGAATTTGTTCTAGCCCCTCACTTGTCAAGTGAGCCTGACTTTTCATTAAACTTGCTGCTTTACAAAAATCCATATAGTCTAGTCTTTTATTTCCTTGTATAGGATATTTATCCAAAAATGGGATAATAATATTTAAAATATCTGAGAATTTTCCTACAACAAAAGTAGACACCCCTTGATAATGTCTTTCGTTATAGTTCCCACACCCTAAATATTTTATAAAACTATTCATTAATAGGTGATCCCGAGAATGTTGAGTAATTATAAATTTTAACCTAACAACAAATCCAATATTGTGTGTTTTAGATTTAAAAATATCAATAAAGAAACAACCCTCACCCTCTATGAATCCTGCTAATCAATGAGGATCCGAAATTTCTTGATCCTCAACTTTGGGTCTAGGGACAAGTGTGATATTAGGAAAAGATTCTCTTAATACATCTGAAAGACCTAAATTTATAGATGCTTTAATACTTACTATTTTATTTAACCCTTCACTAGTTAAATGTTCTTTTTTATTCATTAATTCAATAACGGATTTAAATAGTAAGAAGTCAGCTTGTTTTTGGGTTATTAGAGGGTATTTATCAAAATGAGGAATTATAACATTAGTTATATCCTTATAGGATTGGACTTGATAATTTGCACTTCCATTAATTTTATTGATTGAAATATTTCCTATTCCAAAAAATAATTGTATTTGTTTTAACAAAGCTGTATCTTTCTTATGTAATTCAATTTTAAAAATAGGTATCACCTGCCACCCTAGGGCTTTGATAAATATAAATAGAGAATGAACCCTCGCCGTCTATAAAACCTGTGATATAATTTGGATTTAATTTTGACAAAAGTTGGTATTATTAATTCAAAATTGATTATCCCTCGCTGGCCTAAAGCAGAGATTAGAATAAAGACCAAGTTAGCATTAGGTTGCTTTATATTAATATTAAAAGCTCGCCTATTAATTACTATACAAAGATCTAGAATAATTATATATACCTTAACATAGCTAGTTTATTATTGAATAAGTAACTGATATGCTGTTAGTAAAAACTTTGAAATTTTTTTATTACAAGGCTAAATAGATTAATTCTTTTTTTGAATCTTAAAAAGGATTTGTAACAAATTTATTTAAAGGGGTGGAAACCCACCAGAAAAATGATTTAATCTCGGCGGAGGCGTAATAAACCTATCTCTCTCTTATGAAATTCAATTGAGAAAAAGCATACGACTTGTCAGCCTGTTTGATTATTTATATTTTTATAAATCGAAACTACAAATGAAGATTAGATATCAATGGGGCCGGCTTCGCGAAACATAATTTTGGTTTAATCCAAAATAAGGTTTATCCTTATTTTCAGAAGCTATAGATTTAGATTTAATGTTATTAAAATCCTTCACATTTTTTTGTTGAGCTTGGGAACCGACAGTTTTTTAACCAGGCTAGCAATAAGACCAAGGAAAAAAAGCATAGAAATATTAGTTGGTACGGCATTAAAAGCGATTATAATACAAGGAACTAAAAGATAAATGATGATATTTTTCTTAACGCATTGATAAAACTCGATTTTTTTTTTAATTGTTTATAATCTAAAGGTTCTAAAGATGATTTGTTTTTGCGAATATTATATATTTCCATTCATTTTTCGAAAGATTTAGCTTTTATTGAATATAATTTATGACTATTTAAATACTCAATCAGGGTATCTAATTTTAAATAATTTATAACAATACGATCATGCTGTTTTAGCTTTTCAGTGTACCCTTGAATTAATTTACTTAAATATAAAAATTCTAATTCGGCATCCTTTTGCCCTAAAACAAAACGTTGAATAATTTTTGTTTTACAAACTGAAACTAAAAAACTGCCCTCCGCATCGATAAATCCCGCTAATCAATTATCATTTAAAGATGGATTAAATTGATTTGATTTAATCTCAATATTGAATTTATTTTTCTTATTGAAGTTAAAAACTCAATTTTCAAATTGGATTTGTCGTTTGCGTAAAAAAATATTACCATTAAAGATTTCTATTAAAGTGTTAATATCTTTTTTGGCTTTTACTATAAAAATAGCGGAATTTTTATTTAAATATATATTTCCCATATTTAATTGAACTTGTATTTCATATAATAATGGTAAATCCGCTAGATGTAAATGAATAGAAAAAACAGTTTTACCTTTTGAAACTACAAATGATCCATCTCCTTCAGAAAAACCTATAAATCATTCTAAGAATTTATGGTTAAATTGATTTAAAAACTGCCATTTGGGGGAATCGGCTAATTTATTTATTTCCTGCTGATAAATTCCTTGTCTTTGAAATTTTACCGGATTAGTTAAGTGTACTAGACCAACGGATTCTAAAGCATTTGAAATATTCCCAGCAAATATCAAAGTTCAAAAAAAACCTGAATCACATCATAGTTTTTTTAGGGCCTTCACTAGACCAAATTGGCTACTTTTAGCCATAGCACCAATTAATAAACAAATACCTATTATAGTTATAATATTTTCACTTATAAAGGGAGCTAATGAAAATACAGTAGCATAATCTATATTCAATTTTCTTATAATTTTTCAATTATAAATTGGACTATATCTTCATCCGGTACTGAATAAGGGGTATAACGTATAGTCTCTGAGGATCCTAGCAAAATAACTAAATTTTATTTCGTTTCCTGCGGATTGTCCATTTTCGTCTATCTTAACTCCCCCTGCCTCCATCAACTTTAGTTGATGGAGAGAGCAAAGTCACTATTAATAGCTCTATTCTTTTTGATGTTTAAGGTTTGTCTACGCTTCAACGCCTTTTGGGTTGAGTTTACACAAGATCCTACAAAAAGACTTTAGGGTTTCCAGCATATAGTTATATAATAAGAGCGATATTACTATCACCCACGGCAATATATTTAAAATGTTAAAGAATCTAAATTTGAAAAATCAAACACCTTACGCTTACTGTTAAATTGAGCTTTAATTGCTTTAATCTTATCCAAATCGTCTTTACTTAAAGATCTTCCTCTGTATAAATATTGGACATACGCATCAATCTTTATAAGCTAAATACTTAGAAGAATATAAAGGGAAACGATAAAAATAATTACGGACTATATCATAACTTCTAGAGTTATGAGCTACCACCATAAAAGCATAATACACTTTATCCCCTATACGGCTTAAACGGAACATTTGCGGATTATATTTTATATTTATTATTATTAATAGATAACGGTCCACTGGCTGCTTAAAATTAAAAATTAAGAGACATGATATCTTTTACTATTCATTCCATCTTTTATTTTACGAATGTTCTCCAAACCCTTAGAAGTTAAATGAGCTTATTTATTAACTCTGCCGCTTTATCGTTCAATTCTGAGGGTCGTATGTATCACCCTACTTTGTATTGATCCGTTTTTACAATTGATACTGAAAATGAATATTCTCCATCAGCAAAACCTGCTATAAAGTAAGAATCTAATTTTTTTATTTTTCATCTCTTTAGTTAAATTTTGGCCTTTTTGTATTTCCTTAGTATTCCATTTAAATTAAACTTTATTTATTATGGGGCGCTTAAATAAGCGCCCCCGGGAATAAGTACAAAAACAACTAAAAAAAATCACGTGCTTGCTTGCTTGCCAGCACAAAAACAAAATATATTTACATTTTTTTATTATTACTTATATAAATACTGGGCTTTGTTTTATATAATTCATTTAGGATCAATCTTATTCCCATCTAGAGCATTATTATGTAAACTAAGCAAACTAATTAAAGCATATTACAAAAATTAAGGCGCTATATAATCACTAGCGATGTATTTTTATCCATCCGCCATAGGCGGAGCCCGCCAGTCTAGTTCTAGTATACAGATTTACAGTAAAAACGCAGCAATATTTGTTAAAATAACTAGCACCACCTTGATCTTGGGTAACTTCTCTTGAATAGTTCTGTTTTAATTCTATACGGAAAAAAGTTTGAACACTTGTTCTTAAAACTTCTCCATTTTTCTTACGATCATACACAGTTATAGAGAAATTAATAGGTAATGGGGAGCTTTAACCAAAATACATTGTTCTTCTCTCCCCTTTCATAATATGTCAGTGTTAACCTTTCATTATGAGATTAGTTATATATTCTAGTGTATAATTTATATACCTATTACCCTTTTCACCCTTTGGTACTCACTTTGTATTTTTTCTCCGGAACGGAGAGATTTTACACAAAGTTCCCTACATCACCAAAAGGGTGATGGAGGTAGGGACGGAAAACAAGAGAAGAGAATAGAAACTGCGACTTGCACTATATAATTAAACAAACTCGCCCCTGTGTAATTAGGGAGAGGTTGCTTAATTAGAAAGCAAACAATTAATAGAAAAATAAGTTAGGCCAAAGCACTCTTAATACCAAAACCAACTTTATAGTACATACTTGGGATCATGTGTGGTTTAACTATTCTTACCACTTTTTCCATAGAAGCTCTAGAAATATGTATTCTATAACGATTTTCCTCCCGATGTAAAGTACATTTTAACTCATAGCGAATAATTAATACATTCATTAAACGTATAACATCAGGTAAAGAAAATAATCAGTACAAAGAGTAAGACCTTTACTTTTATAAACTCCATTTCCCATAATCATATGCGCTAAAGCGACAGGCGTTAATAACTCATATATATTTTGAGGTATTACTTTAACCTTATTAACATAAAATAAATTGTGTAACTCAGTAAAACATGGAATTGATCTAGTTAAAAACTCTAAACCGTAATACAAATTACCTGCTCTAGTACTTCTTGTTAAATAAGGGTAAATACTACAATAATGAGACAATGAGTTAAATACAAATCAAACATACTTGGAACGAGATAAAGAGTGTTTAAACCCTAATCTTGCATTTTTGTTCGTGGAACTCGCAAAAGATAGTCATCCATCGGATAACACCAATCCTACAATAATAGAATATTGAAATGGGGGGGGCGGGGGGTAACTTAACCATTTCTCTCCCTACTTTAGTTTGTCGACCCGACCTACTCCAGATGGTTTTCCCCTCAAACTACCAAATCTGTACAGCTAGATATTCTCTTATTATTCGCTGCTATAGCTGTTGTGCAAAACCTCTCTTTGATTCTAAGTGTAGATCAGATATGTAAAATTTTAAATTACGATCTAATAATACTTTATTCACTCCAGATCTGCTCAGCTTTTGCTGAGCGGTTTTTATATCTAATAGTCCTTTATGTTGCAAATGCTCTTTATTTCTAATTTTTAATATAACCTCCCGTCAGTATAAAAAATCTGGAGCCTTTTTCCCCAACAAGGGGAATTTTTCGAAATACTCCATAACTATATCTAAACAATGTGGGTTATGTACAATTATTAAGAATAAAAACCTTATATGATCTGAGTGTTCAATTCTCGATATCAAACTAGTTTTGAAGTATTCACAAATTTTACTAAATATTGAAAAATAAGCTCTTCCAATTAGTTCCCCGTCTTTATCAAGAGGGTAAACTTCCCTAATTTTTAATTTAAACTGTGTCGTAAATCTAACAGATTTTCTTCTATTTATAGTCATAGATAAATAAAATCCTCCTGAATCCGCGTCTGTAAAACCTGCCAATCAACTATTACTATCAATAGGAGATTCATCTAAACCTAAACAAACTATAGAACTATTATAGTTTTCATTTATTCAATTTATAGCTCTATATAAAGCTTCTATTTTGGGTGTTCGCATATAACCATTAATTAAATTAATTACCTTTAAAACTTCTTCTTTAGCTAAAATTTGTAAAATAACATGTCCTGCACTTGGTTTACTAATTACTTTACCTACTTTCAATACAGCAGATAATTTTTCAGCTAAAGGCTTATCGGCTAAATTAAACACAACAATTATTTTAGGTCGAAATTTTTTAGATTTAGAATTTTTATCGTGCACAGCTATATGACCATCTCCCTCGATTAAACCCGCTAAGTAGGGAGATAATTGATTTTTATCTGCAGTATTGTCTGAGTCCACAAAATAGTTAACGTTATTATTAGATTTAGTAGAATAACTCCTACGAGTTATTCTGATCTTTTTAAGGGTTTGTTCCATGGGTAGCCCTACATATTTTTTACTGTATTTATCCTCCACATCTAAGGAAAGAGAACCCGGTGCATTGGTATTATTACCCCCTCCTTCTTCATTATCCCCCGCCTCGGATATTTTATTAAGTTTTGATCTAAGTTCTTTAATTTGAATTGATCCTACTTTTGTCAAATGTGCTTTAGATTTTACTTTAAGTAAAATTTCTCTTCAAATTAAATAATTCTTAGACTTATTTCCTAATAAAGTATAAGTATAAAAATGAGGTATAATTGTGCAAGTCAAATCTTTAACTTTACCTACAGTATAATACACCATTTCTTGTTTAGAACTTAAATTAATTCTTCCTACTCCAAAATATTCTAATATTTTTATAGTTAAATTATGTTCTCTATGATGTAACCCTACCGTTAAACGAAGACTCACATAATTAGTAGTTGGTTCTATGGAGGCAGTAAATGAACCATCTCCATCAACAAATCCACTAACCCAATAAAGATTTAGAAGCACATTTTGTATTTCGTAAGCTGGTCTTTCTATTGCAATTATATTAGGGAAAGCTACTTTTAATGTTTCAGATAAACCTAAATTCAAAGCGGATTTTAATGAAAGTATTTTAAGTAAACCATGTTCAGTTAAATGTTTCTTATTTTTAATTAATATTGCACATTGTTTTCATAATTGAAAATCTATTGATTTAGCACTTTCAAGTGGATATTTGTCAAAATGTGGGATAATTACATTTATTATATGATCTATCTTGGATACTCTAAAAGTTACCAATTTGCCATCAACTGTAATTCTACCAATTCCCCCGAAAAAAGATTGTATTTTATAGAACAACGGTAAATCTATAGAATGTAATTTTATCTTGAATCTAGCAACCGCTGTCCAATTTTGATTGTTCTGTTTAAATACATTAACAATAAAACTAGATTCAGCATCCAAAAACCCTGTTACATAAAAAGGGTTAATTTTTTCAATCAAATAACAGCCTGAATTAGAATTCCATCTCACCTGTCTATAAGGCAGAATTATAGTGTTTTTCTTTTTCACTCAATCTAGCGGCCTTCCAACAAAAAAGGCCAGAAAAACTTTAAACATTTTTGTATTTTTACCAAAAGATCATAAAATTCCAAATATCCCTATAGTTAAAAAACAATCACCTACTCTATTAGTTAATAATGCAGAAATTGAACTCTGGTTAGCTGCTATTCTAGTGTATCAGAAATTAACTAAAAGATAAGAACAAATTCCAACCAAACCTTGGGTCATAAATATAAGTGTATAATTTATATTATTAACCCTTGTACTTTAATACCTAGTAGGTTTTACTTAAAGCCCTAGTATATTATTTGATATAATATAAAGATTCTGACTATACATTAAGCACCATTACAGGAACCCATCATTGGACTAGTCGATCACGATCCAAAATATAACCGACGATCTCGTCGCACGCGCGAAGTTGATCGTTTTCAATGATGTCGCTAGTGATATATTAAAATTCTAAATGCTAAGTGTAATTCCTGTAAAGGTAAGTTATAAGATTTGAATCTATTTATTCTCCTGGTAAAGCCAGGTTTCAATTTAACTTGAAACTATTTTGATTGTTAAATATATTATCACTAACTATGGCTAGTTATACTAACTAAGTGTTTATAGGGACCACTTGAATAATCTATTATATCGTGGGACCATACTTTCATGCATATATGGTCCCACGATATCTTTAAGTCTTGTTTGTTGTTTAATAGGTATATATCTAACCCATTGGTCTTTTTTCTTTTCTTCTATTCTAGTTTTTAGACCCAAATTTTCAGATAAAACAGATTGAATATATATAATTTCTTCTTTACTAAATGCTCTAGTATGTAGTATAGTTTGATTATATACAGATTTGCCACCATCATCCATTAGTTCAGTAAGCTAATCCTCTAGCTGTTAATAATTCACCTAAATTTTTCGGAACAATTTTCACTTTTTCCTTGTAAAACAAATTATAATAATAGTTTAAACAAGG